GGTGGGAGTGGGGAAGTTCATGGCGAATTCTCTGAGAGGCACTATGATTACTGTGCCCGCATCAAAAGAGCCAATCCGTCATTTTGGAATTCCATGGTTGCCGCAAGGAGCATTTGGACTTCACTCAAATTGAACTTAGCTTCTGTGAGTGAAAGTACACACCCATGTCAGTGCGCGGAGTACTATGTAAAACATCCGAATGATGAACCCCACATCGCAATTGAAAAGGCCGAAAGGAAAAGGTTCCTTGTCTTGAAAGAGGAATACACCCAGGTCAAGCCTGTTTTCCTCAGTGAACACATTCGAAAGATCGCGCACAACCGCTACGACTTGTGTGCTTCAGGCGAGACCACTGTAGGCGTCTTGAACGCCAACTACAGCCTTGAAGCACTCCAAACGTATCGGCAAGAACTGATAACCCCTGCAGGAGATGCTCAAAAGGCCCGGTTACAACATATGACTAATGTTATGCCCCCTCTGGATATACACCAAAGGTTGGCTTTTGAACATTTGGTACATTGCCTGAGAAGCATACCCTCCACAGTTGGTGTGATTGATCGCAAACTGAGGATATCTTTGGTGGACGCTATAGACCCTTCCGCATCATCCCACGCATTGGCTAGATCCAAACTCGTCACAATACCACTTCAAGAACACGTTCCCAGCAACGTGGACTCGTGGCGAGTTGATGGATGCGCCTGCGGGAGAACGTCGCGGAAAGGGCTTTTCTGTACAGCCTGCTGGAATTCTAAATTCTGCAAGGCAGGCCACTTTGTCGTCCGTCAACTCACGAAGGGGGTTCCAGGAAGGAACAGGAAAGCAACTTGCGGCATTTGCGACGACGACGCCGTTCTCAAACCTGTGAAGCAATTCATGCATGCTACACAATGCGGCATCGTTAGCGCAACAGAATACAGCCGACCTTCCAAGCCTTTCAAGATACCAGCTATCAGAGCTGTAAAAACTGCCAAGATGTCGCGGAATGCCAAAATCAACATCAAGAACTTTTCCGCCCCCTACCCACAACCAGGGGCAACAGCCATGGGGATAGTTTTTCCCGCCTGCCCACCTTGTGTGACGGCAGTGGATTCTGAAACGATTCTGGCATCGATGATATCAAGGCAGTTAGCCGAAAATCCACGACCCAACAACAGAACATTGCGTCGTTGGCGAAAATTCTACAAGGCCTTCATTGACGACTTAGTCTCCGAGGTCATTGTCGCCGACGAATTCAAGAATTGGGTCGCGCGCTTCCCACCTGCGCGTCGAGCAGCGTTGGAAAAGGCACGACGAGTTGCGAAAGGAAGGAATGCCACGCAAAGCATTCCAGCGCACCGTGTTCATGAAACACGAAATGCTCACAAAGCAACTCGTCAGGGAGGGACAACGTCATGACTTCGCCGCGCGAGTCATCACCTCCCTGACACGCCTTCACGGCCTCACCGCCCTAGGACCGTGGATAAGCGCAGCGCAAGGCTGGATGAAAAAGACGTTTTCCGGTGACAACAAGTGGAAAACGCACTTCTCATCTGGCCTCAATGCCGAGCGACTGGGCGAAGAGTTCGCATCGATGCACCGATTTAATCGGTGGATCGATGCGGACTACAAAAAGTTCGACAAGAGCTTGGAGGGACACCTCCTAGAGGCTGAAAAATACCTCTACCTCCGGCTCGGGTTGAAGCGCTACCCCGATGCCTTCCGCACGTTCATGGCGCAACGCATGAACGTGGCGAAGATTCGTGTTTCTGGCGAAGTGATCGCCAATGCGACATGGAAGGATCGGCGCAATAGCGGAGATGCCAACACGACCTGCGGGAACAGCTTCATCAACCTGCTGTGTTGGCATTTCTGCTTTGCTGAGCTCAACATGATCGGGCAAGATCACCTCTTATGCGTCAACGGGGACGATTCCATGTTTGGAACATACAACTCTTCTCCAACGCTCGTCGCGGACGTCAAGAGAATCATGCTCGAACTCGGCTTAGATCTGGAACTGAACGAGCGCAGGTCGCCATGGGCACTAACATTCAATGGTGCCCATGGCTTTCCTGCGCGCTACGGCCGCGAAAAATTCATCGTGGCGGCGCCAACACCTTCCAGATTTTACGCAAAAGTGGGCTGGTCGCTGGACGACCAACCAGACTTAATGGCGTGGAACAAGGGCGTCAGTCAGGCTTGGAAAGCCATTATCTCACACGTTCCTTGTTACTCCATAGTTGCCGAGAAAACGTACGAACTCAGCTCATCAGCGCAAGCCATTAGGGTGAAACCGTCCAGCCATTTTCTTTTTCAAAATTTGGCCTTGCCTTCACGACGGTTTTCCCCAGACTTTACGCGTTACTTTGAGTGTTTAGAGGCCATCCATTCTGCTTCTCCGCATAGCGTCTTTGACGCCACGATTGCGGAACAACTGATGGCCTTCACACGCCTCATATCAGAGACTAGTTCGTTGCCCAGTTTGGTTAATTCAAACTGGGTGACGACTATGGCTCTGGTGTGAGGCGTCCATGGAGTTTCCGGAACTCCGTCAAAACCGGCGCAGAAAGTGATCAGGGTGTTACACCTGCTCTCACAAGGGTAGGCGCCGCGACAGAGCGCCGAAAAGAGAATGACACTCAGATTTGTCTCTTATTTCCGCGAATTCATCAAACTGGATGTCAAACCGACAAGCGCGTGGAGCATCACCCAAACCACCGTCTCACCGAACACGATCGTCGTCCGGTGGCAAGAAAGGCAAAAACAAACCGAAGGTGGTGATAGTGGAGAATCTCAAGCGCAACAAAGCACAACGCAAGGAAAACCCCTTCTACAGCAACCGGCTTCAGTCAGAAGTCGTGCGCCAAGCAAACCCCTCGAGGCAAATGGTTGTACGAGAACACCGTTACCTCATGGGGCGCCAGGAGGCATGGGAACTAATGTTGGTAAGAGCACTTTTTAGCCCCTCATACACGTTTATTCCCCCTTCAATCGTTTTCGACGACGCTCCGAACATGGCCATTTTGGCTAATCTGAACATGTATCCCACTGGTGATACCAATTCGTTCGGAAGCACGCCAACTGGCGTCGTCGTGAACTTTGATTCCTTCAGCGCAAACACATCCCTGCCGATCATGAAAATGTTACGATTCAACTACAATCAGACGAGTGGTGTCGCGCATGGAACACTTTCTGTCCCTGGCGGCGCAACTTTCTGGGCGTGGGCCGACCCATACGATGCCAGACAGCCCATCAAATACTCCATGGGCCCATCAGCATCTTCTCTGGCACCGGGACAAGTCTACGGACCCTGGACGTGTGGAGTCGGACAATTGGGCAGTGCCGGTCCTTGGATGCCAAATTATGCTTCTGAGCATGGTGGTTTTCATTGGGAGGTTTCACCCCTCAATCAAGCCACTAACTGGACGCAAGGCACGTACCCAACCACCCAAATACCCATCAATGGATCGTACTATGAACTCTACCCACCTGTACCTGTGACCCGTTTTGATGCCACCATCACCGAGAGTGCCAGCAACCTCTATTTTGTACAGAACTCTGTTCTGCGCGTTGAGGTTGCTGACCCCACGATGTTTGTTGGTATCGGCATGGTCACCCGCAACGTGGGCAGATGTTTTAACAGAGTGTTGAACCGCATTGAGGATCCTTCCACTGGCGTGTATGGCAATTGCGACAATTACACGTCTTGTGGTGCCGCTGAGGCGGTGTGGTCCTCTGATAAATGGCAACCTTGCCGTTTCTCCGCGACACTCTCCGGCGAGGATAGCATACCTGTCCCCAACCCTGACACCGGATCCATCGTTGGAACCGGAGACTTCTATGGTTCAGTCTACGCGTGGGGCAATTTGAATCGGATGCTGGAAGAGGGATACCCCGTTATCCAAGTTCAGACGTCATCTAATGGCACGGGCGCTTCTGTCGACTTTTCCTTCACTTTGGAAGCTAAGGTCGCATACACACCACTGTGGCAAGGAAATAATAATTGTGGCAGCACGTTGTTGACTGCACCTTATTCCATTCCACCATGGTTCTCATGCGCTCGGTCACATGGATACTTAACGGGGAAGACAGGCGGGAAAATGAAGTCCTACACAAGCGGAGGCGCATCACCTTGGGTACCCGGTCCATCAGCACGAGCTCAGCAAGCCTTTCTGATTCATCCGGGTAACACCCAAGCAACCGCCGCTGTGCAGCACGCGATTGCACAAGCCAAGCAACCTAGTAAAGCGATGGATGAGGTCCACAA